ACATCCATCACATTGAAGCGAGAGGAATCGGAGGGAGCAAAGAGGCAGACAACATTGAAAACTTGATGGCGTTATGTCGTGAGGATCACTTGAAGTATGGTGATAAAAAACAACACAAGGAGTGGTTAAAAACCATTCACGAACAAAGATTGTCAATGGCAAAATAATATGATACAATTCAAACACTTTCCGCAATATGCAATGGATGTCAATGGTGACATTTATCGACTTAATAAAAAAGGACTTCGCAAAATTGAAGGTCAAACCGATACCAAAGGATACATTCAAATTTGTTTGTATTTAGATGGTAAACGCCATTTCAAAATGCACCATAGATTGATTGCAGAAGAATGGATTCCTAACCCATTGAACAAAGCACAAATCAACCACATCAATGGAATCAAAACTGACAACCGCATTTGCAATCTTGAATGGGCAACTCCAAAAGAAAATGTGCGTCACGCAATTGAAAATAATCTTTGGCATACAAGCAAATTAATTCGGAGTTAATTCGGTGACAATGGCAACACAAGAACCACAAGCACACGGAGGAAGTTTGACAAGACCTGAGAAAGGTGAAGTCCTAAATCCGCACGGCAGACCCAAGAAGTTGATCACACAACTCAAGGAAATTGGATACCAAAAAAGCCAAGTTGAGGACACCGTCAACACAATGCTCACGATGTCACGCAAAGATCTTGAGAAGATTGACAAGGGTGAAGAGTTCACAATCCTTGAGAGAATCATCGCAGGTGCTTTGGTTAAGTCGCACGACAAAAACTCCCTGTTCAACTTGGAGATGTTGCTCACACGATCACAAGGCAAACCAAAAGAAACGATTGACCAAACTATTGAATCAAAGAACTTCACAATAACACTAAATTTAGATGAGAGCAAACTGGAGAGATGAGAACATCCTACCACCTGAAGATGAACGACTTTGTGTGGTGAGTGATACCCAAGAGATTAAACACCTCGCCCGTTACATTGACGGTTATTGGATTGATGAATTCACGGGAAACTTTGTGGAGATGTCGTATTGGATGCCTATCCCTTTATTACCAAACGAATGAAAGTAATCCAGTCGGGGCATCTCGGTGATTTGATCTATTCACTTACGGCAACCAAGCGAGTTGCGGAGTTGCACGGTGCGGTAGATTTTCACATCGGATTCCGTGAGCAGAATACTGTTTCCGGTCATCCAAGCGGAGGATACTGTATGAACTTAAAATCATACGAATACATCAAACCTTTGCTTGAGCATCAATCGTACATTAAAAGCGTTCAGATGCACTCACACCCCGACATTGATTATGACTTTGATAAGTTCAGGCGTCACGGGTTGAATCTCGCTGCTGGTGATTTGAGGCGGAATCACTTTCTTGTGTACCCCGAATTAATGACCGACCTTCACGAACCTTGCATTGAAGCAAATGAACCTATCCCATACTTTGCGGACAAGATACTTTTGAACTTCTCATCTCGTTACCGCAACTACGACATCAACTATTTCCCACTCAAAGAACACAAGTGCGTTTTCTTTGGCTATGAAGATGAGTACAATGCATTCACGGATAGATGGCAGTTAGATTGTGAACTTGTCAAATGCCAAGATGCTTTGATGTTGGCAACTATTGTCGGCAGTTGCAAGGCATTCATCGGCAATCAGTCAAGCACATACGCAATCGCAGAGCAAATGAAGGTAAAACGATTGCTTGAGATATGCGTTCACACACCGAATGTCATCCCCATCAACAATGGCTTTGACTATGTCACCAATCAAGCGTTCAATCACCTACTTAAAACTCTATGAAATTACTGATATTAACTGACGGAATGAATGGTGTAGTTTACCACCGCTTATTCACGCCACATCTTCGGATGCAAATTGACGGACAAGCGGATGTCAGCGTTTGCCAATCACAAGAGGAATGGCTCACACTTGATTACACCCAATTTGATGTGATTATCTTCTCACGATGGCTTGGTGCAAAGCATTATGATGTGTTGAAGAAGATTGCTGATTCAGGCACTCCCTATGTCGTGGACATTGACGATTATTGGGTGCTACCAAAATACAACCCGGCATATTGGAACTATCGCAAAGGAATCAAGCAAGGCGTAAAGGATGCCATCAATTACGCTGATGCGGTGATCACCACAACTCCAGCACTTGCCAAAGAGATTCGGCAAATCAACGAGAATGTGACTGTTGTTTCCAACTGCTTAGATCTAACCCACAAACAATGGGAAGCCCAACCACAACCAAGAACCGACAAAATCAAAGTCGGATGGGTGGGTGGAGTTACACACGAGGAGGACTTGAAGCTCATTGCTGAGGAGATCAAAGGAATGGACATTGAGTTCTACATCTGCGGTTATACACCAGGCGAGATTTGGAATCGGATTGCTAAGAGTATGCCCGATGCTAAGATTGTGGAAGGCACAACCGTGTTTGAATATGGTGAGGTGTACAAGCACTTTGACATCGTGGTCGCACCCTTGCAAAATACCAAGTTCAACAACTGCAAATCTGAGCTGAAGATACTGGAAGCGAGTGCATACAAAAAACCAATCATTTGTTCTGCCGTCTTGCCGTACCTCTATCACACCGCAAACGATGGGGTGCTATTTCTTCCACGCAATCAATGGAGATCAGGCATTCAGAAACTGATTGATGCCGGTCACGGAGTTCGTCAGTCAATGGGTCAAAGCAACTACGACTACTGCAACAAGTATCACAACCTTGCACTCCACAACTTGACGAGAATGTCGGTGTATCAAAGCTTATGCAAATAAACTACACCCGACCATATCTAACCAACTACCAAAAAGACATCCTTGACTGCGATGCCCGTTTCACTATTACGGCTGCATCTACCAAGACCGGCAAGACGGCATCCCATATCATTTGGCTCTTTGAACAAGCACTCCAATGCAAGGATGGGCAGTCGGTGTGGTGGGTTGCTCCAGTATACCAACAAGCGGAGATTGCATTCCGAAGGATGAAGAACCAAGTCACGGACAAGAACTTCTTCATCAGCAACGAAACCAAACTATTGTTGACCTTACCAACGGGATCACGGATTGAATTCAAGTCAGGTGAGAAACCCGACAACCTTTATGGAGATGATGTCTATGCTGCGGTGATTGATGAGGCATCAAGGATGCGTGAGGAATCGTGGTACGCACTGCGTTCAACTTTGACTGCAACACAAGGCAAGTGCAAGTTGATTGGGAATGTCAAAGGCAAAAAGAACTGGTTCTACAAATTAGGTGAACGAGCAAGGCAAGGAGAAGCGGAATACAAGTATTTCAAAATAACGGCATACGATGCTGCAAGGGAAGGCATCATATCGGAGAAAGAGATTGAACAAGCAAAGCGAGATTTACCTGATTATGTATTCCGTGAACTCTACCTTGCAGAACCAGCCGATGACAAATCAAATCCGTTTGGCTTGGATGCAATCCGCAAATGTTACCGACCAATTTCATCAATGCCGGTCGTTGCTTGGGGAGTTGATTTGGCAAAGTATTCGGACTATACGGTTATTATTGGACTGGATGCAAACAACTGTGTGTGTTTCTGCGAACGATTCCAAGCGGATTGGTCAGTCACTCAAGCGAGGATTGTAAAACTGATTGGCAACACACCATCGTTTGTGGATTCAACCGGAGTTGGAGATCCTATCGTTGAACAACTCCAGCGACTTTGTCAAAGGGTCAAGGGATTCAAGTTCACAAGCCAAAGCAAACAACAGTTGATTGAAGGGTTGGTGATGTCGGTGCAACAAACCGATGTCTTTTTCCCTGAAGAACCGATTGGCTCGGAGATGGAGAACTTTGAATTTGAATATACAAGAACGGGTGTGCGTTATACTGCACCGCCCGGTCTACACGATGACTGCGTGATGGCTCTTGCACTTGCCGTTGATTGCAAAGCTCATAATAGACCAGGAACATTTTATTTTGCATAACTATGAATTGGAAAAACATAACCATCCACCAACTGCAAGAGATTCACTCTTGTCGTGATATGTCTGACCTTGAGAGGCAGATGAACATCCTTGCCATTGCTTTGAATCTTTCAATGGATGAGGTAGAGTCAATGACATTGGACAAGCTCACAACGGAGTTTTCAAAGTTGTCGTTCTTGAATGATCTACCAAAAGCACCCATTCAATTTATGTTCAAACTGCGTGGTCGTTATTTCCGATTAGCCAAAACACCAAACGAGATGTGTGGTCACCACTTCATCGAACTCCAGCAAGTATTCAACGGTGATGTGATTGAATCGCTCAATAAGATTGTTGCGTTGCTTTCCGTTGAGGTGGATTTCTTTGGAAGGAACAAGAAGGTCGTTGATGCTCAAGCACACTATGAGGATAAATGTGCGTTGATGATGCACTTGCCTGTTCCACTTCCGTACACCTATGCTCTTTTTTTTTTGGAAGTTTATCCCGAATTATTGAAAAATATCCTCTCCTCTTTGACGGATCAGATGAAGGAGATGAAAGAGCAGTTGACCCAAGCCCAATAGTTTGGCTGGAGATAGTTGACAAGATTGTCAAAGGTGATCGCACCAAATGGGATTTCATTCTTCAGATGCCTTTGATTGAGTTCTTGAATTCAATGGCATTCTACAAAGCCAAGACCAAAGAACGGCAGAAGCGTTTGGAGGAT